TATCGAGCAGCCGGAGGAAATCGCTTTGAGCATTATCAATCCTGCCATTCTTGCACCCGAGCTTGTTGCAGAACTGAAAGCGGCGAGTCCGCACATCCGATTGATTAATCAGCGCGTTGCAGATGCAATTGCTGAGCGTTATACAACTGCGGATGAAATCAAACTGCTGCGTACCGCGCCATCAACCGAATTCAATACCTACAACGCATTTGTTGAAGACTGCCGCGCGTGGGGTCGCTCTGAAAAAGCGAAGCTTGGACTGTAAAAAATGCCAAATACCTTTCTTTCTCAGGCGATCAAAGAGGCCTATGCCGCAGCGCCATCGGATGTAGTGACGCTGACTACGCTCGAGTTTCGTCATCCTGCATTTACCCAACCGCTGCGCGTAGTGTTAGATCACGTCGATCATACCTGCACGCTGGAGGATGGGGCCCCGGCTGATTCCGGTACAGCGGTACTTTTCATCGGTTACGCCTTCGATATCGTATTGGAGACTGTAGATGCGGGTGCAGCTCCTGAGGTGGTGATCACCATCGACAATGTAAGTATGGAGATCGAGGACAGTATTAATGCCGCGCTAGCCACCACCGATAAGGTTCAAGTGACGTATCGACCCTATCTGTCGAACGATCTGACGGCACCGCAGATGAATCCGCCGATGACGCTAACTATCACCAGCATCAGTGCCGATCAGTTCCGCCTGACCGCGCGGGCGCAACTGGGTGATTACGCGAATAAAGCATTCCCCGGTGAGAGTTACACGGCAACGCGCTTCCCTGGGCTGGTGCAATGACTCACTGGGCGAATGATTACATCGGCCTTCCCTGGGAAAACGGCGCTCAAGGGCCTGATGCATTTGACTGCTGGGCGCTGGTGCGCCACGTGCAGCGTGAGCATTATGGTCGTGAACTACCGATCATCAATGTAGATGCGGATGATCTGGCAGCTGTTGGCAACGCTTTCAAAAACCACCCGGAAAAATCCCGTTGGAAACTTATCTACGGGCAGATTGATGGCGACTGCGTGCTGACGCATAAGGGTAATCAGGTTGATCACGTAGGAATTTATCTGGAGATTGACGGTGGACGAGTGCTCCATGCAGTGCGCGGCGCCGGCGTAGTCTGCACCGCCTTGCCGGTGCTCAAACGTATGGGCTGGCACCCGCTGGAATTTTATCGTTTCACCGGTGATGCAACATGACTATAAAAAATTATACCGTCGTCTATGCGCGCAACCCTTTCAACCCGTTGCAAGATCGCAGTATTAGCACACGATCTAGACGAGTGAGAATTTCCGCGTTAGCGCCTAAAACAAACCTACCATTTATCTGCCTGATCAACGGTGATCCAGTATTACGTGAGGATTGGAATAATCGCCCATCGCCCGGCGATATTGTGGCTTTTATCACCTTGCCGCAAGGAGGCGGCGGTGGTGGTAGTAATCCGCTACAAATGGTCGCAATGATTGCCCTCACGTATTTTACGATGGGTGCAGGAGCTGCATTATGGATGCCTGCCGGGATGGCAGGAACGCTTGGCGGTGCAATGCTTGGAACCGCTGCATTTATGGCAGGATCTGCGCTGATCAATGCAATTTTACCGCCGCCTCGCCCGCCATCTACGCAGCAAGCTGCCGCGCTTGCCGCTCCCAGTCCAACCTACTCACTCGGCGCGCAAGGTAACAGCGCACGCCTTGGCGCATCGATCCCGGTACAGTATGGCCGGCATCTTGCTTATCCTGACTTTGCTGCGCAACCATACGCTGAGTTTGTCGGTAATGAGCAGTTCGTATATCAGCTACTGGTATTGGGTCAAGGTGAATACAGTATTGAATCGATCAATATCGCAGATACACCAATTTCCAGTTTTGAAGAGATTACCTATGAGGTTGTACCGCCCGGCGGAACTGTATCGCTATTTCCGGCCAACGTAGTTACATCACTGGTGGTGTCCGGACAGACCGCATTAACCGATACCGGGCTTGGCCCATTTATCGCCAATGCTTCCGGGACTCTAGCCAACTATATCGGAATCGATGTTGTCTGCCCAAAGGGTTTATTTTACGCTACAGACTCAGGCGGATTAAGCAGTAAAAGCATTACGTTTACTGTGGAAGCACAGACGATAGATAGTAATGGCGTATCGCTAGAAAGCTGGATTATATTAGGTACCGAAACAATTACAGCGGCCACCAATACCGCTCAGCGTCGCAGTTATCGCTACGCTGTTACGCAGGCACGCTATCAGGTGAGACTGACGCGTACAGATACGCAGGACACATCTACCCGTGCCGGGCACGATTTGAGCTGGGTCGGACTACGTGCTTATCTACCAGGGAGCCAGCAATATGGAAACTTGACGTTGATCGCAATGCGGATGAAAGCATCGAACAATTTATCAGCTCAAGCGACCCGCAAGATTGCGATAATCTGTACCAGAAAGTTACCTGTCTGGAACCCAACTTCCGGATGGTCTGCACCAGTTGCAACGCGTTCTATCGCCTGGGCATTCGCCGACGCCGCTCGCGCGGATTACGGCGGAAAACTTGCTGATGCACAGATACCACTGGCACAACTGTATACGCTGGATGCCATCTGGACAGCACGCGGAGATACTTTTGACGGGCGATTCGACAATACGATGACTCTGTGGGAAGGGCTAACTCAACTGGCGCGCGTCGGTCGCGCCAAGCCATACCAGCAAGGCGGTGCCGTACAGATCGTCCGGGATCAGGCTCAATCTATTCCAGTAGCGTTATTTTCCCCGCGTAACACGGTACGCGGTACGCTCAAAATTGATTACTTGATGCCAACTGAAGCGACCGCTGATGCGGTAACAGTTCAATATTTCAACTCCGCCACCTGGAGCAACGCTGAAGTAACGGCCGCATTACCAGGATCTGCATCAGCGACCCCGGTAAAAGTACAACTGTTTGGCTGCACCTCTCACGATCAAGCTTACCGCGAAGGGATGTACATCGCGGCATGTAACCGATACCGCCGTAAACCGATCACATTTACCACCGAGATGGAGGGGTTTATCCCGACTTTCGGCGATCTTGTGGCGGTGTCCAGCGAACGTCTTACGCGTGCGCAGGCTGGAGAAGTGACGGGCTGGGATGCTGCGACGCGTACGTTGACACTTTCTGAACCGGTCACTTGGACTGCAGGGCAGACACATTATTTTGGGCTGCGCCGTCGCGACGGCAGTTTTTCCGGGCCGTGGCAGGCTTCAGCCGGCATCGATGAGCATCATGCCGTGCTGGCCAGCTTACCGGATATCACACCGTACATAGGTAGCGATGAAGAGCGCACATATTTCACATTTGGAACGGGAGTTGCTTATCGACAGCTTGCATTGGTTACCTCAGCCCGTCCGCGAGGAAATAACCAGGTGGAACTGGCGCTGATCAACGAAGATCCTCAAGTACATCAGGCTGATAGCGGAACTGCGCCAACGCCGTTAGCAGCATGGCAGTTACCCAAAGTTCCAACCGTGCCAGCCGTAGTTGGATTGACCGTAGTGCAAGGTGGAACACCTGCTAGCCCAGTTCTCGCAATTAGTTGGCAGCCAGCGTCAGGAGCAGACCATTACCTAATTGAGCAATCTGCAGATGGCATCGCCTGGACAGGCGCCGGCAGCTCGGGGTCGACTAGCATCAGTCTTCCGGTGCAGCCAGGAACGATACAGATCCGCGTAGCCGCCATCGGCATGACACGCGGGGCATGGGCATATTGGAATGGCAGCGCCGGCGCAGTGATGGCCGCACCGTCGGACGTGACTGGTCTTGCGCTGGTTGAAGCATTCACCGGGCCAGTATGCAACATCACCTGGAATAGCGCGGCGCGCATACTGAATTACACCATCGAGGTTTGGGCTGCAGGCGTTCTACGCCGCTCGCGAGTAGTGAGCCTAAACAGTTTCAGCTATTCATCCAGCGACGCAAAAATTGACGGCGGTCCATGGCGTGATCTTACCTTCAAGGTGCGTGGCAATGGTAACGGGAGCACTTCAGCCGGCTGGGCTACTCTGACCGTCAATAATCCGCAGATTGGCCTGCTCAACAATGTGGTCGTCACCGGATTGTTGGCTTCACTCCTCGTGGAATACCAGCGCCCATCTGCCGCAGATTTTGCAGGAATATGCGTGTGGGTATCGACTATTGATGGATTCACCCCAGACGCATCAACCTTGAAATATGAAGGGCCGAATAGCCTAGTCAGCATCGACCTTAATCCGGGTAGCACAACCTATTATTTGATCGTAGCCGGATTCGATCAATGGGGAACAGATTCACTCAACTTATCAGCACAATATGTGGCAGCGACCACGCTGATCACCAGTACGCAGATCAGCGACAATAGTATCAGTACACCAAAACTGGCGGCCAATGCAATCACTGCTGACAAAATAGCAGCCAGAACCATTACTGGCGATCAAATAGCGGCAACATCTATCACCGCCACAGAAATAAACGGAACGAATTTATCGGTTAGCGGATCTCTAGCCGGCGCAGATATTACCGGATCAACTGGGACTTTTACCGGGATGTTATCAGCAGGCACTTTGAGCAGTGTAGTTTATGCGACCCAAGTTTTTTCACCTGGAACTTATACGATTGTCGTCCCATCTGGATTTACTTCATTAAGAATTACGTTGGTTGGCGGTGGCGGCGGTGGTGGAGCGGGATCAGATATCACACGGACAGGCGCGGCCGGCGGCGGTGGTGCCGGACAGGATATTACAGCTGTTTTTAACGGGCTAATTGCCGGGACTTCTTATACGCTGGTTGTTGGTAACTTTGGGGCAGGCAATACATCATATGTAGATTATCCATTTGCACCAGGCTATGGAGGAAATACAAATTCAACAGGCGCGAATGGAGGCAGTACAAGTATTACGGGACTTATTACCGCTTCAGGAGGGATTGGCGGTGGTGGTCCATTCACTGGTTCAGGAAAAGGAATTGGTGGGAGTATTGGTGGAGCATCCGCACCCAGTTCGTCGATTGGCGGAAAAGGCGGAAACTCAACATACGGAATTGGTGGCAATGGCGGGGTAGGGGCATCCGGAGCTAATGCAGCTGGATTTGGCGCTGGCGGTGGCGGTGGCGGCGGTGGTGGTAGAGGTATAGGT